CAGGGTAAGTTGTAAAAACTGTAGATGTGCCTGCTAATGTTATTTTTGCTCCTGAATTAGAGCTTTCCAAAACTGTATCTCTACTTAAAGTTGTTCCACTATCAGTATAAGTACCAATACCAACTTCAAAGTCATTTCCAGATGTAACTGCATAGTATGTTTGATTTCCATTACCAACAACTGAAAATGTTTGAAAACCAGGCTCTGCGGAACCAAGCGTAATTGTTCCAGTACCAGTGGTAGTGGTTGAAACCTTTACCCTATCTTTAACAACTATTGCCATTAAACTTTAAGCTATTCTTATAATAGCGTTACTCGAGTCGGCAGTAGGAAATTGAATGGTGAAATCTCCAGAACTTGATGATTTATCAGAACCAAAATCAAGAACTGCTACTGCTTTATCAGATTGTGTTGAATTATATATTAAAGCGCCTCTAGCTGTAATTGTAGAGGTACTAAAAGTTGTGTCAGCAAAGTCTGTAAAAGCTGTTGTTCCTGAAGAGGTTGGTGTTACATTTGTTAGTGAATTACCACCAGCAGAGTATCCTGTTCCTGTTGTTTCATTAGTTGTTGCATATGCAGTTGTTGCAGCACCTAATGTAGCTGAGGAAGTATACAATGCAAGTTTAAATGTTGCACCTGTTCCAGCTGATCCACCTCCTGATCCGTTTGTAAAATTGTGCACACCTTGTAAAATTTCAGTTTTAAAGCTAGTACACATTGCTTGAGTTATGGCCATATTACATTCTCCTTATAATTTCAGCGAGGTCATCATGTCCCTCTTGGGACAATGTACCACAAATAGTCGTACGTTCAGACAATATAGCTTGTTGCATATAATATCTCAACACTTTGTGGACATTTTCTTTAAATGCTTCTGCCTGGTCTCGTATTGCAGGCGGAGCATCTTGGGAAACTGAGATAATGTGATCGGTTGCTCTATTAGCCCAATGATCAATATCTAGCCCCTTATTATTAGTTGTTATTACATTAACTGTTCCAGTTTGTGTTCCTATTTCTTCTGTAAACATTAAGTCACCTCTATTCTTAAACTATCAAAACGATATTCGTCACGTCTATCTCTACCTTCAAATAAGTTTTTTTGTCGTGATATTTCTTCTGCAAACCTTTTTTCATATTCTTGTTGTAAACTAGGTTCTCCCTTCATAAAAATATATGCTTCAATTAATGTTCCGTACAAAAGAGCATTTCTAGAATTTTCTGATAAAAAAGTACCTGATGTATTAACAGTCAAACTTGGTGGTCTATATAAATAATTTAATTCCATTGTGTAATCAACATCTGGAGTAGGTGAAAGTAAAAATGTATTGTCTTCATTTTCTGTATTACTGCCAGCATCAAAATCTGCATAATACTTTGGTCTTCCCCTTAAATCTGTTTGTGTTGGGTCATAATCATATGCTTGAATAAATGATGGATGTTTTTTATCAAGATAATGATAATCACCATTTGCATCTATTGCAGCTAAAGAAAAAGAAGCTAAATAATCTTCTGGTCCTTTTAAAAATCTATTACCAGCAGTGCTTGTACCATTAGCAGTTTTTCTAAAAACATTAATTTGAACTAACTCTAACAATCTTTCTTCAGCATTTTTAATAAAATCGTTTATTGTGCTTACAAAAACAGTTTCATCGTTTTGTGTATAATTTTGTACTAATGTTTTTAATTCATCTAATGTCATGTTATTACCACCGTAACTGTACCAACATTTGACTCTATTGCCGATACAGAAAATGCAAAACCAATAGGATCAAATGTTTTATCTGTAAAAGCGTTTACTTTACTTGTTTTTACTACACCTTCACCCGCAGATATGTCTTTATCTGGTCTAGGTTCGTATAAAGCTTCTGGATCAACAACATTAACTCTTAGCTCTAATTGAGGTTGTTTTGGTTCCCAACAGCTTGGACATGTCTTTAAACCATTCCATTCTTTATGCAATTCTTTTAAATAGTATCTTTGACCACATCTATCGCATTGTCCAAAAGCTTTTTTACCTGTAGCATAAGTCATGAAAGCCTCCTATAGCTACGCATAGAAGGTCTTATTTGATAGCTTTCTCTTACTTCATCTTGCTCTGCTGCTCTTTTAAATTCTTCTTCATAAACAGCTTTTAATAGTTGTGTTCTTTCAGGAGCTCTTTTCATAGACAAATAATAAGCAAGACCGCTAGTTAAACAAGGATAAAATCTAAAAGGTACTTGCATAGTATTTGAACCGTAATCAGCATCATCAATTCTTTCTAAATAATTATAAACAATTTTATCGTTATTATTGTTTGATGTTGGCCATATTTTTATTTGAGGAGAAATTTGTTTATCTACAAAATATTGACTAGGTGTACTTTCGTCTGTTTTATCAGGTATTTGCAAATACTCTTTACGACCAATTGACTGTATAATTGTGTCTGTATCTTTACCATTTACAACCTTACGACTAGCAACTCCTAAAACATCAATTGCACCTTCTGGTAAATCATAAGTTGTTTGACCTTTTGTAAGTGTTTGAACTTTTTCTTTTACAGTCCATTGATTTAGACCTCTATTAGCCCAATCAGCTAACATAAGATTTATACTTCTTTGAGCTGTTTTTAAATCATAGCCAGTTCGTAATTGTAGACCACATCTTTCAAATGCTTCTTCAACGTATTCAGCAACATCTAATTCAAAATCTTTGCTATTACTAACTGCCATTTCATTACCCTATTTTAGTAAATTTTCTTTTACCAGGAGCTATTGCACCACAACCTATATTTCCAGATCTTGACCCTGGTTTTATAGTTTTACCATTATAACTTACTAATCCACCCGCATTAAATTTTTTTATTTTAGTTGAGTTTTGTATTTGTTTATTCATTTGAGCCCTTGAAATAGTCATTATTATAAAGATCCAAAAATATCTATATCAGTCATTTGAGGCTGATCATAATCTAGTCTACTTGCAACTCTAGGTCCTTGGTTTCTTACGTCTGACATGTATCTTTGAAACTGCTCTACGTCAAATCTAGAATTAGGATTATACTCTGGAAGGTTTAACATGTGTTCTTGAAATTGTCTTTCGTTTAATACCCGCCTTAATACCTCTATCTCAGCAGCATCAACGGGTCTACCCGCGTATACATCATAACCAGCACTACCAAAACCACCAATAGAAAATGGCATTGTGTTAGGTGACATTGAATAATTAGAATAAACTCTTCCATACGGAGTTGTCATAGCTGATAGTGCAAAATTAGGAGCTGAATTATCAAAAAAAGAACCAACTTTGTTGCTTAAATAATTGTAAGCAGCTGGAATTCCCTTAACAAATACTTGTCCTATCATATCTATCTCCTTTTTAAACTATTACTAACTTTAATAATAACCCTATTACACTTGCTGAAGCACCAATTAATATAAACTCTATTCTATAAAGTCTTTTATCTATTGCATCGTATCGTTCACTACATGCATCAACATGTAAATCAATTTTTTGTTCTACCGTCGCTACCGTAGCTTTTGGCATTACATTGTTCCAAAGATATTATCATACATAGTAGGATTATTTGTACTTAAATAATCTTGATAATCTTGTGTATATTTTTGACCTTCAAACGGTGTATTTAAATAATTTTGATAATCTGTTGTATACATATCACCAGTAAAGCCAGGTGAAGTGTATTGATTATAAAGTGTTGAATAAGGATTATAAGGCAATTGATTGTAGTTAAACCCTCCATAACCTCCAAAGAAAGGTGAACCATACATTGAAGGTGAGAAACCACTACCCATATTGCCGTAGAAAGAACCAATTCCACCTGCGTAAGGATTCATACCATAACCATACCCATACCCACTAAAGAAAGGATTACCATAACCCATACCACCGCCATAATTATAGCTAGGTTGTCTAAACATTGAGTTTATGAGGCCAAATAATCCACTCATGTCTCCAAAACCTGTTTGATTAGAAGGTTGGTTTTGTTGAGCTAATAAATTATTGTAAAGTTGTTCATAATCAACACCTGCATCTGTTGTTGGTTGTGTAATTACTTCTTCAACATCTGTTTCATCTTCGTATATACTTGGATTAGATTCAACAGGATTTGCAGCAATAAATGCATCTAATCCATTAAAAGTTGTAATTCCAGGATAAAGAGCATTTACATCTGATGCAAGACCCATAGCAATTTTACCTGTTGTGGGATTTATGTAATAAACTTGATTTCTTCCAGTTCCAGCACCAAAATCTTGATTGTATGGATTATAAGTAATATTACCTGTAAATTCAGGCATTGTTGTTGGATCATAACGATTAACTAAATCCATAAAAGATTCATCACCACCATATCTTGCGATTACATCATCAAGATTTGTGCTTCCTTGTAAGAAAAAATTAGCAGTGCTGCCTAGACCTCTATCAACTAAAGCATTAGCAATTTCTTGTGCACTTGAGGCTGGTAAAGTAATAGAATCATCACCAGAGGATTGGTCATCACTAGAGGATTGTTCTTCACCAGAGGATTGTTCTTCACCAGAGGATTGTTCTTCAGGCGGAAGACCATAACTTTTTGTTGTTAGATTCCAAACAAAACCTTG